ACTTCATCTGGTGCTACTGCTGCTAGATTAGGTAAAGCAACTGTTGAATTGGTAGAACAATTACTAAAAGATTATAATTTAAACTTTACAAAAGATAATACATCATACCCTCAGACTGCCAGCGAGTTTATCAATGATAGTACTGATTGGAAAGGTCTCATCGGTATTTTGCAGAAAAATAGAGTACAAATAGATGCTAAATCTGCAGACGAAGCATACGATAACCTAGCATTTGTATTTGGTACAAAACCTCACGTAGCAAACTCTAAATGTCAACAAATTAAATGGTTGAGTGAGTTCTTATCTCTCACACCTGAGGACAGAGATCAGTTTGGAACTGACATGGTATTTCTTGCCAAAAAAGAAGGCACAAAATACGGACCATTTGCTAAAATATACTAATGAGTAAGAACACACACCTAGAACACTTAGAAGATAGTATTCTCCTTGATGGTAAGGAGGGTGCAACTGATGCTTTTATGTTCTTAGATGAACTTGCTAAGACTTCTAGTTCTGGTGGTGACAGTAACTTAAAAATTACTACCAAATGGGACGGTGCACCTGCTGTATTTTGTGGTACATATCCTGAGACTGGTAGGTTCTTTGTTGGTAGTAAATCTATCTTTAATAAAGATGCTAAGATTAATTTTACACACGCAGATGTGGATTCAAATCATGGTAGTTCACCTGGTCTTGCTTCTAAATTGAAGGATTGTTTAACATATCTACCTGCTCTGGGTATCAAAGGGGTGGCACAAGGTGACTTACTTTTTACTGATGATAAAGAGAAGAAGAAAATAGATGGTAAAGACTGTCTTATATTCCAACCTAACACTATTACCTATTGTATACCCTCTGAGGATGACTTATATGATAAGGCAGTGAAAGCAAAACTTGGTATAGTATTTCATACCAGTTATTCTGGTGGTACTATCAGTACATTGCAAGCTTCTTTTGGATATAATGTTAAGAAGTTGAATAGTAGTAACGATGTGTTGGTACTGAGTGCTGAGACAGAGCAACTTGGTAATGATATTTTACTCAATAGTGCTGAGAAGAATGAATTAGTTAAAATAAAATCATCAAGTGGTACTCTTGTGGCAGGTAGTTTCCTAGACACTATGGCAGAGCACAATGCAGGTAAAGATCAGTTGGCTGTGGGTACTAGACTAAAGATATTCTTTAACCAGTATGTCAGAAGGGGTCAGAAAATGGGTACATCTACTACAGTTATAAAGGAATTTAAGACATACTTTGAAGCAGAGTGTAAGAAAGCAGCAGACAAATTAAAAACACCCAAGGGTAAGGCAGGTAAACTTGCTAAGTTATATGAGGGTCAAGATCTCATTGAAAAACATGAAAAAGATCTGATTAATACTATTGATTTGTATAAAAATCTTCAGTTAGCAAAGGAAATGTTCATTCGTAAATTAGAGAAGGGTGAAAGATTTGGTACATATCTCCGCACGGAGAATGGGTACAAGATAACAGCACCTGAGGGGTACGTTGCTATTCAAGAAGGTAAGGGTGCAGTGAAGTTAGTTGATCGTTTGACATTCTCAGTTGCAAACTTCAACGTAGAAAAGAACTGGGTATCAGGAGACGGTAAATGAAGACATGTCATTTCACATTTGGTAGGTTTAATCCACCAACCATAGGTCATGAGAAACTTTTAAAGGCAGTAGCAAGTCAAGCAGGTTCTGGTGACTATTTGATCTACCCATCACAGACATTTAAGAAACCAAATAACCCATTGCCCTATGAATATAAGATAGAAATAATGCAGAAGATGTTTCCGTGGGCAAAGATAGAAACTGAAGCATGTTGCAATACTATTATCAAGGTGGCACAGGATATGATGATGAAAGAGTACACTGATATAGTGATGGTGGTAGGTTCTGATAGAGTAGCGGACTTTGATAAGTTATTACAGAAACAAAATAGCATAGACTATGCATTCAAGACTATTAAAGTTATATCTGCGGGTGATAGAGATCCAGATGGTGAAGGTGCATCTGGAATGTCCGCATCTAAGATGAGAGAAGCAGCAAAAGACGTAAAAACTACTGAATTTATAAAGGGAATACCCGATACTTTGAACACTGATGAGAAGATGGAGCTCATGCAGAAGGTTAGAAGTGGTATGGGCTTATAAATAAACTTGATATGTACACATATATTAATGAAATCTTTCTCTGAATTCGCAAAGAAAACTAAAGTTGCGGAAGCAAAGATCACCAAAGATAAGTTCTATAAGAATGAAGTCTATAAAAAAGGTGAATGGATTCTTACTGAGAACGGACAAGTAGGAAAGATTTTACGTCGAGGACCTAACTATGTGTTGTGTCTTACTGCTGAAGAAACTACCTTCCGCACTTGGATTACAAACATAAAAGAAGCATTTGAGACTGGTACTGACGCATATCGAGAGTATGTTATGTCGCTTACACCTGGCCAGAAGGTACAGAAACCTGAAGGTACAGTTCCAGTTAAGCAAACAATTCCAACAGACCCCAAAAAAGATAAGATGAGCCATCACGAGGAAAAGACTTTAGCACAATTAGCTGCAGAAACAAGTCTAAACACAAAGTTTAAAAGTGTCGAAGAGACATGGAGATATGATTACTCCGCAGTCATGGGTAATACAGACATCAAAGGCAAAGGAGCTGATGGTGTTGGAGGTGGTGACGCACCTGGTATGAAACTTGCAGAACCAAAGGGTGAAGAAGGCAAACCAAGCATCAAAAAGGTAAAGCATTCATGTGCTACTAAGGTAGAACATGCAGAGTGGGGTGAAGGTAACTGTATAAAAGGAGAGCACACACTACTAGAAGATGGAACAGTAACACACTATGATGTTATGTTCGAGCATGGACTAGAGAAAGACGTTCCTGTTGAGACACTCAATATCAAGAAAGAGGCAGTGCATGAGCATGTTGCTAGACCAGAAAGAAATCCTGATCAGGATGAAGTAAATACAGATCTACCTGCAGGACCACATGGACAGACTTTCGTAGAACCTGCAATCAAGTCTGAGGATTCCACTTATGGATATGATAAGGATGGCAATTCTTTGAACCCTAAAGATAAGAAGAAGAAAAAACAAGACAAAAGGAATGAAGTCGTAGGTGAGGACGTTGAACAAGTTGATGAGTTGTTTGGTAAGAAGAAGGAAAGAAATAAAAGAGACCAAGGTGAATTAGACAGAGCACAAGCATTCATCAAGAAGAATCCAAACTTCGGTAAGGATAAGAAGAAGAAAAGTAGTGCTTCTAAGAATGAATCATTTACATTCTCAAAATTCAGGAGTGTAACTGAAAAAAAGTAACCTCGACTATCGAGGTGATGCCTGAGTTGGAGGATCCCGATGGTCGTAAACATGGCAATGAACCAGCTCCTAAGGTTGACGAGAAGACTGGAAAAGTAAAGACAGCTTGCAATCACACCAAAGAAGGAGTAGAATGTCCAGTACACGGAAGTGATGAGTGTCCTAAAAAATAGTATATGAGAAAAATTTGGCAAGAGGAGGTGCTAACACCACTCTCCTCGTTTTGTAATCTAAGAGATCAGTATAAAGTTATAATACCAGAGATAATAAAATTTGTTGAAGTAAATCAACCCATATTATCTGAGTGGGTTCTTGACAAGTGGGTTGAGGATAGAAACTTAGGAAGAGTACAGCTCTGGGATGGTTCATGGAAGGTTATACCCATGCCACTTAATCCTGTGGGTACAACTGCAACTGAAGAAGACTTTGAACTCAGCGAGATGGTATCATTCGTTGAGTTATTTAATACTACGGTAGAGAAGGTACAAGAAGTATTACCTAAACTGACTGAGAGTATGAGAGAACTATGTCCTACTTTCTATGGTGCTATAGAGGAAGACATAGATCTAGAGTTCCTTAAGTCATGTACCATAAGCAAGTTGTCACCTGGCACAAAGATTAATCCTCACAGTGGTGACATAGATTCATTACGCTTACACTTCCCTATAATAGATGACCCAGAAGCATGGTTGAATGTGCGTGGTAGAAAGAGGTCATGGAAGGTGGGAGAACTTTTTGCATTCCATGATCACGACAAGCATTGGGCACAACATAATGGTACAAGAGATAGAATAGTAGTTATTATGGATTATTCACTGTCGCAATTAGAGGAACGTGGGATCACCATAGAAAAATGGGAAGAAGAACTCGCTATATAATACAGTATATACTGTTTAATTATGACTAAATTTTTACTCCCTATCGCTATTAATGTGATTAACAAAGCGGTAGATAAAATCCCAGAGGATCTAGAAGAAAAACTAAAAGTATTTCTTATCGGACTTCTTAAGAAAGCTGCTGCTAAATCAGGCAACAAAGTTGACGATCAACTCGTTGCAGCATTAGAGAAAGCACTGCTTTCATAAATAAAATATAGACAACTTTTAGAATCGGAGATTGCCATGTCGCTTTATGGTAAGGACGACAGTAATGCCAATAAGACCAAAGCGGGTATTGGTGTCGCTGCAAGTTCAAACACAAAAACAATCGTCTTCATTGATGACACAGAAGCACAACTAGCTGAGAACAAAGCAAGGGGTGTTAATTCACCAGGTTGGCATAGTTTCTATACATACACAGACATGCACGGTAATACCCGTACGAAGTCAGAGCATTTAGTTACTATCGCAGGTCCTGAAGCAAACGCATCAGAGACACAATCTGATGATACAATCGGAGCAGATATTACATCTACTATCACACCAGGTACAGTTGCATCTGTAACAACATACGCTCCTGCGGGTGCTGTTGCTACATTTAGTGACAACGGTGGTGCTGATGGATCCAGAACTGCTGGTACATACACAGTTACTAACGCTGCAGGTAACGCATCTGGAACAGGTGCTGACTTCACAGTCGTTGTTGCTGCGGGTGGAGCACCAACAATAACATTAGTATCTGGTGGTACAGGTTACGCTGATAACGAAACAATCACAATCGCTGACGCATCACTTGGTGGTGGTGGCGGTGCTGCTGTTGTTGTTACAGTAACTGCTGCTGCAACAGCTGCTGCTACATTCACATTGAGTGGAGCATCATCTACTGGATCAGGTGCATCTCTTACATACCAATGGCAGAGAGCAGAAGCTGGTTCAACCAACTACCAAAACTTGGCTGGCAAGACATCAGCAAACACTGGATCCCTTACAGGACTCACTGCTGCTGCTGACAACGGTGCTAAGTACAGATGCGTTGTTAACAACAGCATCGGTGGTAAGACAGCATACAGTACTGCAGGTACATTGACTGTTAATGACAGAACATAATGACGCATGAGATTTGACGAATTGAACGAGGACAACTACGTTCTCTTTGCTATTAAACATTATGATAACCCTCAAGCGGCTACAAAAGAAGATTTCTTTGAGGATATGAGACGTTTTAAGTACATTAAACGTCTCCTCAAGAAATATCACAAAGGAACTGAGGTCAAACTCAATCTTCTTTTAAACCATATCATAATCATATATAATGTCTTTGGTGACGCTGCACCATTACTTCTCTTCTATAAAATGGAGAGGGATTACTGGTCAGATATAAAGGCAATCATGGTATTCTTAAACAAATACCCTGAACTAGAAACAAGCAGTCTTAAAGAGATTGCGGTTAATGAATGTATCTTAGAGGAGCTTAAAAAGATATGATGGGTGCAATGGGTATCACTAATAAAGGTCCTATTAACACACCTACTACGGGACAAGGTGCGATAGCAGGCTTTGATCCTATCATGAAACTCCATAGGAGAGCAGTGAAATCTAGGAAGAAGCGAGAGAACGCTGGTAAACAGTGGGAACATCGTAGAGAGGATCCGACCTACATAGATGGTAGGAGTAAACAAGCTCGTAAACTTATTAAAAGATTATCTAAACGTAAGAAAATGGCTGAAGCAGTTATTAAAGAAGAAGAAAAATCTAGTGGTGGTGGAGAAAACACCTCTCAGGCTTACAAATTTATTTCGCAGAAACGTAAGGTTCAGAAAAAGCAAGAACGTGAGAAGCGTGCTGCTAATAGAAAGCAAGAGATCCAACTGATTTCTCGTGCAAAATCATCTGACTATCAGAAGAAAGCAAAGGATAGACAGAAAAAGTTATCAACACAGTTGAAGAAAGAAAATTTTGGTGATGGTCTAGTATACTTAGAGTCATTATGTGAGCAGATTGAGAGTGATAATACTAATCCAACACATTATTTCTTCGCTGATGAAACTGAACTAGAGTTGACACAAGAGCAAGCAAGTGTTATAATTGATAAGTTCAACCAGTTATCTGAACAGCATAAGGATACATTTGTTAATATGATTCCTGATAGTAAAGAAATACTGACCACGTTTATGACTATGTGATGCTTGGATATATTGATGTACTTAATGAAGAACAAAGCAATAAAACAATAAAATTAGTCGAGAGACTAGAAAAAGTATGGATCCGTAGGGCACCAGTTCCTATGGATTTTTTTACTGTTGGTGCTTGTACATACATTGAGGGATGTGAGAACATAGAAAAATATCATAGGCACAGGAATGTACTGAACCCTGTGCTAAGGAAGCATTTCGCATGGTTATATGATATATTATTAGAAAAGTTATCTACTGTCTTTGGTTCATGTGAGATAGTAAATGAACTAGGACATCCTGGTTTCCATGTTTTTGGACATAAACCTAATCAATTATCAGATCGTTTGTGCATCAAGAGGTTTGAGAAACCATTAGCATCCTTACATGTTGACATACAATACCAAGAACACATGTGGTATTGGAATAGATATGACAAGGTTGACTTTGAGGAAACACTATCATTCACTTTACCAGTAGAGTTACCTAAGAATGGTGGTGGTTTATGGTTATGGGATTGGTTAAAGTTAGATACAGATCAGATTAAGAAATTTAACTTCCAAGATGACAGTCAAAAGGATGATACTATTAAGAACATGATGAAGGATCCCAGAGAGGAGAAGGAGTTCTGGTTAAATGAATCCATATCCTTTAAGTATGATCCTATATACGATACAAAACCTATGGTAGTACCATACGAAATAGGTAAACTCTTCTATCATACTGGTCATGTATTGCATCAGATCATACCTGGTTATCAATTAGGTGTCGCAGATAGAAGAATAACTTTACAAGGTCATGGTATTAAGTGTGATGGTACATGGAAAATATATTTTTAGACTTTAATAGAATACAGATCCTAACACCTGAGGAGACTGATGATGTATTTAATGAGATAATATCCATGAGGAAACTCTGGATGGACAGACCCAACTGGCATCCTGCATTTGAAATCACAGGTTCTGATAATGATATAGAATCATACATGCACTACTATACTATGGGTGCTACCCTCTATATGGATGCTAGAGATAGAGGTTGGAACTTCTATACTAAGTTATATAAAATGTATAACAAGGTTCTGTGGAAGCGTCTAGGGTGGTTATATGAGAGGTTTTTAGTAGAGATACAAAAAGAAATAGGAGAAGCAGAATACACTGAGGGACTGGGTTTACCTGGTTTTCACATCTATGAGTTTGATGATGCAACCAGTGATATAAAACACCATAGATGTCTCCACTATGATGCACAGTGGTGGTATGGTAAGAAGTTTTTCAAGGAGAGATTTAAAAAGGTAGACTTTAGAAACCAGTTGAGTTTTACATTCAGCATCAAGTTACCTCATAGTGGTGCAGGCATTGCATTGTGGAACTTACCTGAGAAGCACCATAGAAAAGCAAATGATATCAAGTATATGATATACCGAGATATCATAGGTAAGTATGAGAACGTAGAATACGTTAAAGATATACAGAAACTAAAGAACCTTGAAGAACCATGGAAGTATGATGAACTGTTTAATGCTACGGGTGATCTAGAAAAGTATATACCTATTGTTATTCCACACATAGAAGGATACTCTTTCTGGTACTCTGGTATGATTATGCATCAGATGATACTAGGTCATGACTTTAAGAAGGGTGACTATAGGATTACATTTCAAGGACATGGATTGAAATGTGATGGCAAGTGGAGACTTTGGTGGTGAGTAGGACTTGGTTTGATAAGTTCTGGACACATGAAGAGATCTGCCCCCGACTTAAGTATCTCTTAGAGGATCTTGATGATATAAGACAGGAGTTCTTTGACAATAAGGATAAACTTATATGGAGACCATGGAACTATGGTTTGAAGAGATACCAGAAGGACTGGATGTATAAAGCATACGAGGGATGGGAGGTTGCAGGTCTATTTGCAGAGGAAGATCCAACTCTTGACTGGGGTAACCTAGGGTATCTGAGTGAGAACAAGATGGATAGTTCTTCCCAGAAGTATAAGTGTACAGGTACTGATGATAATATACTTGACCGAGTTGAGGATGGTATAGGATATACTAAGAACTCTTTGGTACTACCTAAGTTGACATGGTATCTACGTAATGCAGGTATCACTAGGAGAGCAGGTATCAGTGTGACTGATCCCAGTAGTGGTATAGACTGGCACGTAGATAGAGACCCAGAGGATGAGGATACCATGTTAATCAGAGGATTGGTTGGTTTAGATGTACGGATAGGGTTTGATGAGGAGTGTTATATTGGTATTGGAACTCCTAAACATGAGGAGAAGTATGAAATTAGGACAGGAGTTGATCTGTTTTTCTATAACAGAGTACCTCATCATGTAGTAAACAGACTGAAACATCCACGGTACTGTATCCTAATTGACATTCCTGTGCTCAAAGATACACTTCGTAATAAATAATATTCATGGCAGAGAGTATTAACACAGCTATAATAGAACGACTGGAGAAAGTCGTGGAGACCCTACAGGAAAATTCTGTAAAGATGGGTCAACTACTTGCTGTGCATAATGAGAAGTTAGAAAAGCAAGATAGAATAGATGGTGTATTGTTTGAGAAGATAGAGAGTGTTCATAGAGAAGTAAACAGACAAGCATTAGACATTAAGAAAGGTTGTGAAAGAGACATTAGAAAGGTTGATGACCGTCTCAGAACGATGGAAAAGAAAATGTGGAGCATATTTGGTGCTCTTTCTATTATTTCTTTCCTCGTGTCTCCAGTCGGACAAAGAATAATAAGACCACTATTGACAAACGGGTCAAGTTCTGCTACAGTAATAAACGCAAGACCTGTTGTGAATGAATTTTATTCAACAGTACTCTGACGTACTGACTGAGGATCTCATAGGGAATTTACTCTCTCTAATAGATCAGAACATACAATACAATGTCAGGTCTAATACTACTCAACAGGACAAACAACTGTCCTTAGAACCATTTTGGCCTGACCTAGCAGCACAAGTGAACCAAAGTTTACTGAGTGCTACCCTAAAGGATTACTTAGAGAGGTATCCATACCTGTCAAGACATCCTGAGTGGACGAGTGCGAACACATTACTTCAGAAGACTTCACCGTCTGAGGGGTACCATGAATGGCATTGTGAAGACATGGGGTGGGTTAATACTTCCAGAGCAATAGCATGGATGATTTACCTTAATGACGTAGAGGAAGGTGGAGAGACAGAGTTTTTATATCAACAAAAAAGGTTTAAACCCACCAGAAAT